TCACTGGCATTTCCGTGTAGAGATCTGCCCGCCCTTCCGCCAGTTGTAGCGAGAATGACGCAACGCCGCGTTGCAGGCGTTCCCACTGCATTTTCGCCGCTCGCTCGGCGTTGCTCCGGTTGGCATAAGTACGATTAAGTACCAGCACATTTTCATCCGTACCCACCAGGTAATCGCCCTGCTTCGCTTCGGGAAAAGCGGCTGCCCCTTCCAGCCCAGCGCCAGCGTAATGACCGCACCACGGCGCGGCAGCACGATTTTTCCGTCAGCGTCGTCCAGCTCCAGATCAAGCTGGTCCGCTTCAAAGCCCCGGTTATCCGTCAGCGTAAGCCCCATCAGGCGGTTGTCCAGCACAGTGGTGATATCCCTGCCTTCAATACTGATGCTGAATGCCGGAGAATTGTTGCCTTTGTTAAGCAGTTCAGAGCTGAAATTCACGACAGCAGCCCTCCCACCGTTTTACTGATATCGCTTAATGCAGATGTTGCCGTGTCCTGCAGATTATTCAGCTGCGAACTGAGATCACCGAACATATCGGACAGGGATTCATCTACCCGTTTGAGCGACAGGGTGAACTCAATCCGGCGCGGCATACCGTCGCGGAAAAACTCCGTTTTAGTCTGATTCAGTCCCTCAATCACATACATGCCGTAAATCGTGCCGCTGCCTTCAATCAGAGGCCATGCTTTCCCCTGTTCTGCCATCTGCTCCAGTGCCAGCAACGACAGCCTGCCGCCTGTTATCTCCGGCATAAGAACACCAGAAAGCGTCAGCATGTCGTTGTCCGGTCCCAGAAACTGCGTGGACGGACGACGATTTACCCGGCTGTTAGCCGCATGTCGCCAGCTACGCTGATACTGCAGTTCCTGATACGGCACGGTGCGCAGCATAAACACGTACAATCCCAGCACCATCATCATGCGTCGTATCCCCCCTGATCGCTGTAGTTACTCCTGGCTTTTGCCTTCAGCCTGCGTTCACGTTCATCAAGCTGGCGGGCCACCTCCCGCGCAATATCCTGCGCACTTTGTCCTGGTTGCGTCTGGATGATGATCTGCGTCGGTGCCTCAATCCGGTAAACGGGCGTCACAGTGGCTGCGCGATTAATCATCGCTTCACCGCCTTTCGTGGGAAGTGCCAAAGGATGTAACGGCGGAAGCTCTGCAGGCGCAGCAGCAACGCCCATCATTCCGGCAACAACGGCAGCCAGTGCAGCTGTATTTCTCCGGCTGGTCACATTTGCCGGACCGTTGACAATTTCAGGCCCGTTTTCACCGACAATACCGAACTGCCCGCGCGGGATATACCCCCCACTGTCATACATCCCCGCAAAGCCATATCCCCATGACGGAAAGCCACCTGATGGCATCATCACTTTACCGTCTGTATTCACCGTCGCAGGTTGCTGACGCGTCACGCTTTCCGGCAGTTTCGCCTTTGCTGCCTCTTTACTGACAATGCCGAGTTTCTCCAGCAACCAGGAAACACCGGATTTCAGGGAGTCCAGCGGATGCATGACCATATTCAGCCCTTCCGCCAGTGCCTCCCCGAATCGTCGCCCCATTGTCGCTGCGCTCTGCAGTTCGGCAGAGGTCGACTTAACGGGCGTCAGCAGATCAGTAAACCAGCCCCACAACGCCTGCACTTTGTCGCCAATCCACTGAAACACAGGCTTAAGTGGTTCGAATGCTGCACTGATGGGACCTGCCGCCGCTTTGAATCCTTCCACCACGCCACCGAGAAATGCGGTGATGGGTTGCCAGTATTTCCAGACAACCAGCGCCACGCCCGCCAGTGCAGTAACCACAAGACCTATCGGACTGAGCAGAGCACCTAACAGACCAGATATGGCATACAGGGCAACGCGCAGCATCGCCAGCGGGCCGGATGCGAGCACACGCAGCACCGCGCCTGCGGCAGCCAGCCCACCGCGTAGTGCTGCCAGTGGATTCATAAACATCACAGCAACAGCACGTAAACCGGATACCCTCGCCAGCTGCCACACCGATGCTGCGTTTTGCTTTGATGTAGTGGTGAGTGAAATTGCGATACAGAGAACGAATCAGGGATGTGTCACTGTTAGAAACAATGACCGGATGTCCTTCTGATGACCGATGTTCAAGAATGGATGCCAGGTGATACTGGTCATCTTCAGTGAAACCATCAGTGTGATAGCCGGAAAACGTACCGTCATAAGGCGGATCGCAATACACCACATCCCCCGCCTTCAACATCGCCAGCGTTTCATCAAAGCTGGCGCAGATAAACGTTGCTCGCTGGGTTTTTTCTGCAAATGCGCGAATTTCTTTTTCAGGGAAATACGGATTTTTATAATTACCGTAGGGAATGTTGAAATGCCCGCTCTTGTTATAGCGACATAAACCACGGTAACCGTGACGATTGAGATACAGGAAATATACCGCTTTCATGAAATCAGTAATTTCAGTTGAGTAATTAAACTCCTGCCTTATGTTGTAATAAGCCAGCTCACTGTTTGCTTCCTCAAATAAAACACTGGCACGAGATATAAACGCCTCACAATCAGCGGCAATCTTTTTATAGAGGTTGATTAAATCAGGATTAATATCCGCAACCAGATAGCTGGGATAATCCGTCTCCATTATCACAGCACAGGAACCAGCGAAAGGTTCAACCAGTCGCGGGCCAGCAGGAAGATGTTTTTTCAGTTCGGACATTATGGCGGTTTTATTTCCCGCCCATTTCAGGATGGTGCTCATACAGCACCTCCGTTGTAATGTTTGCCTTTCAGCTCTGCGATTTCCTGACAGGTAATGCAAAGCTGCACACCCGGAATGGCACGGCGGCGTGCTGGCGGAATTGGCGCTTCACACTCAATGCAAAGCACGCGGGACACGCCCGGTGTTTTGGCACGGGCAGCACGGATATGGCGCTGGCGTTCTTCTTCAACGCGCTGCTGTACGAGATCCATTGCATCAGCCATTAGTGGACCTCCTGCGCTTCGTTCTGGATTGCTTCAGCGGTCACACGTAGCAGTTCTGCTGCTTCGACGTGGCTTAGCTGGCGGGATGTAATATGACACGCAAGGCTATCAAGGCGGGCAGCCATTGCCTCAGCCCTTGCCCGACGTTCTTCCAGACGAGCCTCTGTCAGTAAAATATTAAGTCCTGCGTCATCCGGTCCGCTTTTAGTCGAGAGGGTTTCAATATTACGCATAATCAATTCTCCTGAATTTAGATAAAGGAATGCCCGGCGGGTTTACGCCATGAATTTCATTAATTGGTTAATTCGGCATGGCTAGCCGTCTGGGAAATAAGCTCACCACTGCACGAAGATGATTCATTACTTTAATCAACTCCCGCTTTTCGTCAGTGGTCAGCTCATTAATGCTGATGCTATGACGTTCAGCTGGAATTTTTGCTATAAAGAATATGGCAGCCAGTGCCCGTTTATTTTGTTCGCTATTAATATCCCGTGGATCACGCATCTCTTTAATAAACCGCTCAAGCTCTGACTCAATATTCAGGCCAAAAACTTTCGCCCTTAACTCCGCAATATGATTAAGTCCATTCAGGCGTTCGCCGGGGCTTAATGGAACAGTCGCCGCAGCGCCTTCAATAGCCATTTGTTCCCCCGTTTTTTCGTTGATAGTTCTGCCAGCAATTCATCTTGTGAACGGCACGGATGCCAGCGTTTACCATCCTTACCCATTATCCAGCCGTGACCGTAGTGCATTGCCGGACTTTGTTTTACCAGCAGCGATGCAAATGATGGTTCTTTCGTCAGCATAAGCACCTCACAGCAAACCGAATGAAGCACCGAGGCCAGTCACGGTATCAACTGCACTCGCCATCGCAGGGTTAGCCTGTAAACGGGCCTGCAATGACACAGCAGCCAGCGCCATCAGTCGTGTTACAGAGTTAATGCTGCTGATAGCATCACGACGACCTGCACTGGTTTTTACATCGCCAGATACCGCACCTGCAGCAACACGCCCGATCTCTGCGGTTGCGCTCATGACGTAATGTGGCAGTTTCTCTTTTGCCACCTCATTAATCGGTACACATGGCAGACAATGAATCTGTGCCAGAAAACCATCTACCAGCGTTGAATCTTCAGTCAGATCGGTAAGCAGCCAGATTTCTGACGGCGTGAGCTGATGTGATTGTTCCGGGTTAAGCTTGTTACGCAGCGTCTGGACGTTCATTCCCGCGCGTTCTGCCAGCTTTGCCATGTTGTGACGCAGTGCGAAAGCCCGGCAGGCTTCATCAAAATGCGGATGTTTGGAAACACGATAATCAAACATGATGTAACACCTTTTCTATCCCAAAATGGAACTATCAGGCTTGCATTGCGACTTCGCAGCCTTGGGCCGCTTCCATCGTCAACGCGAACATGTTGATTTCGATAAGGCTGTTAACTCCGGCTTTTTTCCTGATGGGAAGGCGGTTTTCCCGGATCATTTGGCGGGCATAGCTAGGCTTGTAACCAGTACGACGACAGAACTCATCCAGTGTGATGAATGGCTCAGATATCACAAGGTTGATGCTGGGGCGCATTGAAAAATTACTTTTCATGATGCACTATTCCTCAGTTTGTGTTTAAAAACTTCACTATTCGGATGTATTCGCACATATACCGAACACCACAAAAGCGATAATAGGATCACAATTGAGATATGTCAAACACAAAAGAAAACCCTAATGAGATTTCAACTTTCATTTTTCCATCTCAAAGTGGGGGAAGAGAGGCCATAACACGCATTCTTCAGGCTTATGGATTCAGCACAAGACAAGCTCTATGTGATCATCTCGGCGTCTCTCAAAGCACAATGGCTAACCGCTGGATGCGTGACACTTTCCCACATGACTGGCTTATAGCCTGCCATCTGGACACAGGTGTACCCTTGCTTTGGCTAACTACTGGTAAGGGCACTCCAAAAACCACGCCAAATGAAGATCACGGATTAACTTTGCAATTAAGCGAAATCACAAATGGGATTCTAAACAACACAACCTTGATTCATTATGACCTACACCTAATTCCTCAAAACACCACAGATCCGTTTCTTGTCAAATTTGAATCGACGACGTATCTCGTCAGTGAATATAAAGGCGAGATCAATGACGGCACCTGGCTGATTGAGATAGATGGTTTTGCGAGCATCAGACAGGTTTACCGTCTGCCTGGCGGGCGAGTTCGTGTTGAAAACGGCCCTGCATCATTTGAGTGTGCGGCCTCTGATGTAAAAGTTTTAGGGAAAGTGGCAAGCAAAATAGATAACGTGGACTGATATTAAATATCGTAAGGAGAATAAATGAGAGTTTTAGTCACAGGCGTATTAATTTTGTCATCATTTGCTGCAATTGCAGCACCTGAACAATTCAAAAACATTAATGACTTGATGGAAAACTATAACGATTATCCAACTTATACCGTAGACGGTAAGGATTTTCCATCTTTCAAAATTTTATCTGAAAAGCCTTTACACATCCAAATCTCGCCGCGCACTTTATCAGGGAGTTCAACGAAAGATATTAAGTACGAATCAGACAGGGCAGCCATTTACGCAGCATATCGTACTTTGTATCAAACGCCTGCAGACAGGGTTAAAGTCACAGTATTACCTATTTCAATTACCCCCCAGCCTCGGAAGGTAGAGTATATGACGGAATATAAATATGATTTTAGCATTACAAAAAAGCAGGCAATAAATTTACTCCGCAGACACAGCAATATATTGAATGAAGACCAGTTAATGTCCGCCAATGGTGAATGGAGCAAAGCATTTGAAAAGTGCTGTTACCTTGAAGAAGGTAAGCCCGGTTTATCAATATTTGCTAAAGAGTTAATCACGCAAAGGTAAAAAACGTGGCAGTAACAAAACTCGCTAATGGTAAGTGGCAGGCTCAGGTCTTCCCCAACGGTAGGGATGGGCGGCGTGTACGCCGCCTATTTGCAACTAAAGGGGAAGCTCTGGCATTTGAGCGATATATAAAAGACCAAACAATTGATAAGCCTTGGCTTGGTGAAAAAAAAGATAAGCGACGTGTTATTGACCTTGTTGATACGTGGTTTAATGCACACGGTATTACGTTGTCTGATGGTCAGAAAAGAAAAGATACGATGGAGTTTGCTTGCATAGCAATGGGTAACCCTCTTGCGAGTGAGTTTAATGCGAAATTGTTTGCCAGCTATCGTGAGCAACGTTTAAGCGGAAAAATTACTCGTTCCAACAGAGTAAAAGCAGTCACACCACGAACTGTGAATTTAGAACTGGCTTACTTCCGCGCAATGTTTAATGAATTGAAGCGTCTGGATGATTGGATGGCTCCTAATCCACTCGAAAATATTCGTGAATTCAAAATTGATGAAGCGGAGTTGTCTTGGTTGACAGTAGAAGAGGTAAAAGTGCTTCTTGCTGAGTGCGAAAAAAGCAGAGCTAAAGACCTGTCGATGATCGTACAAATTTGTCTGGCCACTGGTGCTCGTTGGGGTGAGGCAGAATCCCTGTCTGGCATGCAAATCAGTCCCGGGAAGATCACCTTCACCAAAACAAAGGGAAAAAAGAACAGAACTGTTCCAATAAGTGATGAACTATACGAAATGCTTCCACGCATCAGAACATCAAAACCTCTGTTTAAGCCATGCTACTCCGCATTCAGAACTGCAATAAAAAGGGCCAAAATTGAATTACCTGATGGCCAGCTTTCGCATGTTCTTCGACACACTTTCGCAAGCCACTTTATGATGGGGGGGGGCAACATTCTTGTACTCCAACGCATCCTTGGACATACAGATATTAAGGTAACGATGCGCTACGCACATTTTTCCCCTGACCATCTGACAGAAGCAGTTGAGTTAAATCCTTTAAATCATCTTTAA